TGGATAATTGAAGCCCAGCAAGGTATGACCTCGGAAGACCTTTAACATCGGCATGAAGCGACAAAGTATCTCCGGTCAGCACGATCTCATTCGCAGTCCCGGCAAGGTTGGTATCATCACCAATATCAACCTCACCAAGCGTGATTACCTGATCTGTCAGGGATAGATAATCGTGTGAGGCCGTACCGAGCGTTACCGCATCATGGCCACCAGCCAAACCGCCTATGGCAGTGTTAATAGCAGAAAACAATTCGTCAAGGGTGTCATCACCGACCGCACCGTAATTGCCGTATGAACTACCATTTGTTAAGTCGCTGAACGCTGTATCACCAATGGGCCACCCAGCTACTGTTGATTGTCCCGTGCCGCCTTCATTGAGCGCCCACGGGTGCGCCGTGTTTACCCAATTAGCTGATAGCGTTTCAGCCTCGTCAGATTTTACTATCGCGGCATCGGCAGCCTCAAAAGCCGTTGCACCACCTTCAACAATGGCGATAACTTCCGCGCTGGTATCCACAGTTTCAAGCGCTGTGATTTGTGTCGCCGTTGCCATTCCAGCAGCAGCATTTGTTGCAGCCGGGAGCGTTACATCATCTGTCCCGCCGTCGCTTGTGATTGCAACAGTCTCGACGCCCACCGTTCCAACACTTAATTCAGTCGGAACATCTACGCCGTCCTGCAAACCAGCCAAATCAACTGTTTTATTTGCCTCACCATCACTTTCCAAAGAAATCGAAAGGGTTGTCCCGGTGAACGACAAAACATCTATTGTCTGATAATAAACGCTTTCCAGCACCCACCGCTTATCCCCGGCGTTTGTATCAGGGGAGATTACGTCAGGACTTGACTCGACGGCGGCTGAATCATCGTCAAGGATATAAAAATATGTCCCGCTTGATGTGACAGCAATGAGGATGTCCCCATCATACAAAGTTACCCCATCGATAGCATCTACTGCTCCGTCCCCGCCGCCGGTTAAAGATGTAGCACCGCGCCAAAGAGCCTTGGGCTGAGCAGCCGAAGCTATAAGAATAAGGAAAACTATTAAAAAATATTTAAGTCGGTGTATGTTCATCGGTTCCGTCCGCCTCTTTCCATTTATCAGTTGTCCCAGACCCGGAAGCATAAACAACTATGTCCGTGGTTATGTTATAGACCGGCTTCCCTTCGTACTTTCCTATGGTGTTAATATCGGCGTCTTTATCCGCTAAAAGTGTAGTTGTGGAAGTCACTTGCTTTGCCGGGCACAAAATCCATCTTTTATCACCACCGTTTGTGTCGAGTGCAATTACGTCCGGGCTTGACTCTGTTGCCGCTGAATCATCATCAAGAATATAAAACAAAGTACCTGCCGTCATAACTACTATAGCGACATCACCGTCCTTTAGAATCTGCCCGTCAATACTATCTAGCGTTCCATCAGTACCGCCCGTGAGCCCGGTAGCAGGATACCATATTGCCTTTGCCGATACCGTTGCAGAAAAACAAAGGAGTAAGCATATTATTAAAACTATTCGTTTACTCATCACGTCTCACCTTTCTGAACGTATATCCCCAGGCTATCGGTTCGAGTCCCTTTGAAGTAGAAGCCGTTGTCGTGTAAAATTGAAATCTGTGCGCCCAGCCGTATAAATTATCCTTGATCGTGTCTCTGACAACCCTGTTTATGCCCGCGTCAAGAGATAACTCCATGCTGGCCAGAGAAGCCGATACCCACTCGCAATCCTCAGTGTCGACCCACGCACAATCATCAGTGTCAACCCAAATGCCGTCCATTCCCACGGCATCGTCTGTATCGCTGTAATGTGAGACAACTATGGAATGTGCTTCGTTTATTCTTTTCCCGGCAAACTTAAACATCCTGATTCTGGTCAGATCCCAAATGTTGCCGGTAGGAAAGAAATCGCCTGTTTCAACAATCTGCTCTATCGGATCATCAACCCACGCCGTACCGTCCTCTAATTCTAGCATGTACCCGGTATCGATTGCTCCATAGATAGACTTTTCACCAACTGTTGAAGCCACCTGCCAGGCCGCTTGAGGATAAGTATCGGGAACTTTCTCAAACCATTTTTTATAAATCAGGCTGTAAACAAGCCATGTGTCGCAGGTTGTCGAACTCCCGGTAGGAATTAGAAGGTTATATTCTTTGTACTCCGGGTCAAACCAACCTCTTGAATTCGCAATCGATGAATAATTAATGCAGTCAGCATTCGTGGCGTCAAAATACTTATCAATTCCTTTTACGAAATTAATCACCGCGCCATCAAAAACTATCAACCCATCAGCAGACAGCCAAATTGCAATGTTTCTGGTCACGTCCTGGGCCATGTCAAAGCCTATTTCAGCAGTGGCTAAAGTAAGCGGAGCAGGGCACCCAACATTAAGGGATATCGGTTTTATCGAAAAGTCTTCCGGGCCTGTACCGGTTAAAAGATAGGTTTCGTTTCTTTTCAGGGCTACCCACGTTACAAAAATATTCGAACCGAACCTATTATAAAGTTGAGTACCAGCAGTAAGTGGAGAGTTTCCACCGAAATAAAGACTCTGAACCCCATCCATGCTCGACTCAATGCCGTTCCAGACATCAGGAGCGTTTGAAACAGAATAGTCTACCCGGTTTCCTTCACCGCCCAATTCGTAATTGCACAAAAGTACACGGTTGTTAAAGACAGACGAAAACTTGAATTTCTTGACATCGATTGTTGCCGGCACCCCCCAGACATGATTGACAACAATTTCAGCCGTGGCATCGCCGGTTGTCCCGGTCAAGGTAGCGGTGGGAATCAGTTTATAAAAATACCCGGTAACACCGAACTCGCTCCGAATAGTTTCATCGGCAGGCGGGTTCCACCAAGTTATGCCGGATTGTGTAAGCGTGTTTGACCCGTAAAATCTATCTCTGACAGTCTCGTCATAAACCGTGCCAACAGTTTGATAATCGTCTCCATCGTGGTAATAGATTGTAAACGAAGCGGTATTTTTGTTGATATAATCCTGGAATAATTGCCACCTGAAAGCCGACATAGCTTCTTCAAACGCGATAATAATATGGTCTGAAACCGTCATCCCGTCAAGTTCTGCAACACCGTAAGCCGTTGTATTTGCTTCGGTATTAACCTCTACGGTATAATCGTAATAAGTGCTTTCCGAATCGTCCCGAACCTGAAATGTTATGGGCTGTCTGTCCACGCCGTCCCAAACATTCCTTATATCTTGCCATGGTGAGTCTGCTGTAATTTGATAAATATCTGCGCTTCCCGCTGTAAGTCGAACGGAATACGCGTATAAACAATAGGTTTGCTCTGCGTGATAAAGCTTTGCGGTTGATGCCGTGCTGTCGAAAGAGTACGTTCCTGTTTTGGCAAAAGCTTTGCTGTCGTCGGTCGTGCCATCTGATCCGCCTGCAACCGCAGTCCAGGCCGAACCGTTCCAGTATCTTACTGTTAATGTTGAGTTTGTCGTGTTAGCGGTTTTGACATAAAATTTAATACCTTTTAACGGTCTTGCGCTGAGAATCAAGAACGTGCCGGAACCGCTTCCGCCTATATCCGCATATTCACTCGTAGCACTTGAATTTAATTCGTCGGTAAAATCGACAACATTAGTGTAAACATTCCCGTCTGCAACGGTTATCGTTTCGGCGTCGGATGCTACCTCACCAGTTAGAGAGTCCGTCGATATTAAATAAATCCTGTCATTGATCCATGAGGTTACATAACGCACAGTAAATGTGTCATTATTTGAGGTGGAATTTGTAACAACTATTATATCACCGCCACGGAAGCCAGCGGCCTTGAAATCGCCTGTATCCGTATCGATATAATCAGCGTCGCCGCTATCAACAAAACTCACACCGTTAGGCGTGTACCCCGTCCCTGTCGCTCCACGCTCTGCCCTGAAAACTTTAGCGCACCTTGTTTCATCTCCGGCCCAGACTTTATTCTCGACACCATTTGAATATACAACCACACCCTGGGGGCCTTCTGAGAATCTTCCAAGTCCTGCGCCTGTCCCGTCCGTCTGAATTTCGGTGGCTTCAAAGTCTCCCTGCGAACCGATTGCGGTTTTATTTACAAGGACTTGAGAAGCGGTTAAGCCGGTGTTCTCGGCTTGAACAAGGTTGTATGTTTCTTGAGTGTATCCTTCTGAACGAAGCTGAAACCCGTTCCTTATTTTAAGGTAGCCGGTGAGTGCAGTTGAGTTAACCGCTGTATATCCCTGAACGCCTTCAATCCCTGCGGTATTATATCGCATGTTCTGAAGGGTCTTGAAATTTTCCGGGCCTATCTGTGCAGGGTCGGCATCGGGCATCCACGCACCTTTAAACGTGTGCCATTTCTCGACAAGGGGCGTGTCTTCCTGTGCCATGGCAAACGATGCTATGAGTACAAGAAATATGATTAAAAGTCGTTTCATCGAACGGGTTCCTCTGCCTGCTCACGAATAAGCTCGTTAAATTCACCACGATACCGGTCAAGCTCGGCCTGATACAATGCCATTATTTGAGCGTATGAACCGAACCTTCTATCTTTCAAAAATCCCTGTGCGACAACATAGAAAGTTAATGCCGTGTCGTAAACCGCAGGGGTTGTTACGGCTCCACTTGATGCTATATCAGAGGGTCGGGTTACAAGATAAACTGTTACTGTCTCAGCCGTTCTAGCCGCTAAGGCTGGATATATGCCAATTTTCCCGGCATACTCGTACCAGTATGCAGGTTCTTCGCTATCAGGTTCCCCAACGCTTCTCACGTTGCCTTCGATCAATCCCTTGCTGCCGACGGAATCAACATAAACAACCGCCTTGACTGTGATATACGCGGTTGACAAACTATATTCTATGGTGTCTGAGATCAGATCAACGCTTTCGGTAGCTTCGGTGCAGTGCGCCTTGGCCGCAAGATCCTTCATGCCGTCATTGACCCACCTTAAAAGCTCGGTGTCGTCAAAGAACTCATTAGCATCGCCGGAATCTTCGTTAAGATAATACCGGGCATTTGTGATAATAGCTGAAGCCAAAGTTGAAGATGTTTGTTGGCTTCCTGCAAAACACAATCCGGCAAAGAAAAGAATAAGGAGTATGATTAATCGTTTCATATGTACCTCTTGATTCTTGAAACATCGCTAAGGTTCCAGCCTTCTTTTGAAAGCGCATAGTTTCCGCGAATTTGTGACAGGCATAAATTCCAAAGGTTTGTATTTTTCTCTACCGTTGTCTTGAGGCCGTAAAAGTTTTTATGGTCACTGGCCGGTAGCAGCATTAAATCCATAACCCCGTAGGCTACAATCCCGAAGTGAAACCTTGATGGTATGTCGGTTATGGAAGATGGCATGTACCTATATAAAAGGATGATGTCGTAATCAAAATCGGGATCGTCTACCCAGATATTGTCGTCTTTTATGTAATATTTGGTTGACTGGTCATTGGTGGCTTCGGTATCAGGGATTCTGAGAATCTTTGTAAAGTCAGCGTCTTCTTTGAATATCAGCCCGCCGGATGAGTATGTGACTGCGAAAACAGACCCGTTTAATGTGAAATTCGAAGTATCAATTACAGTTATTTTCCAAGTTCCGTTGGCTTCAACTGAACCGACTATACCGGATACCGTAACGATATCGTTTGTTGACCTGCCATGAACCGCGGAGGTCGTTATCTTGCACAACCCCCCGGATGTCGCAACCCCGGAGACGGCAATTGCGTTCGTTCCCATATCAAGAACCCGGACAATATTATTTACATCCGTAGGCGGTACAAAAACATGATCGCCGTAAGTCGCTGCCAGGGCCACTCTTTTTGTAAATCGTTCCGGATCAGCGTTTAAAAGCTCCATCCCGAGCAAGCCAACAGCTGTTGCAACTGTTTCGGTAAATCTCGTTGCTCCCAACTTTCGCGCCTGGACTTCTCGAAGTTCGAGCCTGATTCTGCTTTTTAGTGCAGCGTCATTCATAATAGATCCTTATACACCTTTTCCCACAACCGTTTGGCCGTTACAGGGATGCTGTGTTTTTCTTCAACCCACGCCCTTGTCTGTTGTTTCATTGAGAGAATTTCTTTGTCGGAAAGGCTTAGAATATTAATCAGCGTTTCTTTTAAAGTTTCCGGATCGTTGGCAATGTTAAGCGAACATGAACCGAACTCTTTTTTGTAAAGGTCTTGAGCCAGAGAATGAGTGATTGCAATCTTGCCAAGTGCTGCGGCTTCAAGCGCTGCATTGCCCCATTCACCATAGATTTTCCCCTGCGCTTTCATTTCCATGGCTTCAATGATGATGTCGCAATCTCTAACCCTGTTCAGACTGTCCCTCCACATCATCCGCCCTGAAGGTTTATCATCCTTAACACCGACGTACTCGAACCTGTCCCCGTACTTTTCCTCAAGGCTTTTCATAATCTTAATTATTTTTGCAGTTCCCTTATGCTCGGGAAGGGACGGGAAGTGGCCTATTTTTAATTTCTTTCCATGTTTTTTAAAGTCCGGCTTTAGAAACTCAGTATCGACAGGGTAATAAACCCACTGCTCGTTATTCGCACCATGGCCTAAAAGGTCGGGCATTTGAATAATTGTGGTATTGACTACCTTATTATAGTTCGGGTTCAGCATTTCATGATTGGCCCGGTAAGCCCCGCCGCCGTGCTGCATTACAATCTTTTTTTCTTGGAGATTAACGCCTGGATGGATTAGAGTCGACGTTATGAAATGAAGAACCTTTGCCCTTTGCGCAAGCCCGTGTAACTCGAAGGCTTCCAGGATTAAACTATTATTCGGAAGTTTGGCAAGGACGGGATGAATCGGAATCTGCTCAGGATAATAGAACGGATGAAACTCCCCCTTGAGAGCAAGAACATCCAACCCAAGATACTGAAGGCACTTGAAAAATCTCCACCCGGTATTCGCCCAATCATTTTTAACTAACATTAAAACATCAAACATTTTTCCCCCTTAAAACTCTTGCAGGGTTGCCAACCATGACATCCCCCGGCAATACATCGTTTAATACAACAGCGCCTACCCCAATAAATGCGCCGTCCCCGATAACCGTTTTTTGCCCAAAACCACCACGAACAGTTGAGTTCAACCCGAACCAGCAATCCTGACCGACCGTGACACTCCCTGCCAAGATCGTGCCTGCTGAAATCTGAGTTCTCGTTCCTATATAACAGTTGTGAGCGACATGAACGTGGTCGTCTAATTTAACTTGTGACTCCAAAATGGTGTCATACACTGTGCCCTGAACTACCGTTGTGTGTGAACCGATCTCGACATCATCCCCAATTAAGACACCACCAGTATGCTCAACCCTGATTAACTTGTCCCCGTCCCGTTCAAACGAAAACCCCTTTTCCCCAATCACTGCGCCGGACTTGATTAAACACCGATCACCTATAGATACATGCCCACGGATGACCACATTATCATGGATCTCAGCACCCTTTGAGATAACAACGTCAGGGTCGATGGAACAGTTCTTGCCTATCCCCGGTGTTAAATCCTTGGCCCTTGATTTGGCAAACTCAAGTCGTTTTAAATCACCCATCTTATGACCTCGAATGCTTCAGCATATTTAGTGTTTATTTGGATCCCCCGGCATCTTGCGTGCCCTGCTGTTATCGTAGGGTCACAGAAGGGCCGCCATGTTTGAGTCTTGAAAATGCTGATTGCTTTTATTTTGTTTGCAATGTCCTTTGAAGAAAGCCTGAAGTATGTTTGAGTCTGGTGGAGACCTATGTGATTCCAGAATAATTCGTACCCTAAAAGTTTCCGATCTTTAAAGGCCCGTACACCTTCTTCTGAAATACATTTGTGATCTTGGTGGATATCGAAGGTGGATGGGATAAAAACGCAGTCGGGGTCAATTTCTAACTTCATTCTGGTCAATGTCTCTAGAATGTCTTGCCGGTGTTCACTGAATCTTCGTATCTCATAGTTGCAAGTTACCAGTTCGAATCCCATTGATTTCGCTGATTTTAGCTGTTCTCTCTTCCAGTGGTCTAAAGACATGCCAACAGGAACAACTTTGGGAACATCGCAAAGTACGGCAACAGTTACCCGGCTTCCGGATCGGAGTAATCTTGAAATTGTACCACCGCATCCAATCTCGGCGTCATCCGCATGAGGGGCTACGATAAGAACATTTTTCAATCTTCCACCTCTATTGCCTCCGTAAGATGTTTGGCCATGTGCTTATTGTAAAAGTATTCGCTGGTATACTTCTTTCCGCAAATACCGCAGACGTATTCTGGTTCAACGGGTGCGGCTTCTTCTTCCGGTACGTCAAGTATTTTTTCCACCGGTACAAAGTCTCGTATTCCTTTGAAAATGTTTCCGTTGTACTTCATCATCCAATCGGCATCGGACTTAGGCATTTTAATCCATTGCCCAGGAATGTATTCTGTCTCGATTTGTTTCAGGTGCTTGTTTTTAAAAACGAACGCTTTCTTCCCTATATATTTTAATTCGACCATGACACCTCCTTAAAAGGTGGACGGGGTACAGGGGAGTATACCCCGCCCGGTGGCCACCTTATGCTTCATCAGCTATGGAATCGGTCATCTTATACGTGACCGAAGCATAGATGATTGTACTGGTGGGTATTTTTGTGGCTCCCGTTTTATTGAGAGTAAGATCAATGGTGTCATCGGCTGTAAACTTATGCAAAAAGCCTTCAACTTCTCCACTGTTCATGGTGAATACAGTCGTGCTAAGGATACTGATCCCATCATAGAACGCATCTGCGTCACCGCCGTACCCGACATCGGAATCGGTACACCCAGCAGGCAAAGCTGCCGAGATAAGAACGTCCATTACTCTCGCATTCTTCGGGATCGGGAGCAACTGAATAACATCACCGCTGACAATAGAATCATCGGCAGTAGTAAAAATAACATGCCTGTTAAGCGTCACCCCAGCAGGTACTCGAAAATCAGGCATAATACCTGCATCGACGGCATCTGTAGTGTGTGTGGTCATATTGTTACCTCCTTATGCCTCGTCATTTATGGCATCAGTCATTTTGTAAGTAACGGATGCATAAATAACTGTGCTGGTGGGTATGTCGGTTCCTCCGCCCTTGTTAAATGTTATATCTATTGTGTCGTCTGCCGTGAACTTGTGCAGGAAGCCGGCAACGGCCCCGCTGCTCATATTGTAAACAGAAGTATCCAAGAGATCCAAGCCGTCAAAGAATGCATCAGGATCGCCACCGTAGCCGACATCACACCCTGTATATCCAGCGGGGAGCAGTGCCGAAATAGATACGTCAATAACTCTGGCGTTTTTCGGAATCGGGAGCAACCTGATAACATCTGCGCTTGCGATTACCTTGCTGGCGGTTGTATAAAGAACGTGCCGTGTAAGCACAACTCCTGCCGGCACTCTGAAATCAGGCATAATGCCAGCGTTTACTGCATCTGAACTGTAAGTCGTCATCTTATTACCTCCAATGGTTTACGCATTCGGATCACTACAAAAAGTGTCTACTGCGATACGTCCGAACCATTTGCTGTTGAAGTACGTTCCCTTGACTCCGTAAATCGTACCGGCTGTGATCGCCAGCGCGTTTCCGCGGTCGTCCTTTTCCTCATTCCAGGAATAACGGAACTTTCCACCGTCTCCACCATAGGCAACAACAGCGGCCTGTGCCCCAAGAAGCAGGGAACGGGAAGCGGTCATGTCTGTGGCGCATGAAGTCGTATCATCCAGTCGGATAACGTTACGGTGCTTGTGAAGAATAACTCCGGCGTATTCGCCCAGAGCGTTCTTATAGAGGTCTGATTTCGGCCCGTCTGTGGCCTTATGGATTTCGAGCCAGTCATTCTGTGACAAACCGGTTCTCAAACTGTAGGCGTTCCAGGGGTGCATCAGCAAAACGTACTTGTTTTCACCGTCAATCCTGAACGGCTGAATCAGCGGATCAAGGGTTTCAATTTTGGAAATGAGTTTTTCGGTAATGCCAATATCCATTGTGTCGGTTGCGGTGATTGTTGCAAGGGTTGTAGCGGTCCCGCCGTAAACCACGTGATCGCTGTCGGGGGAATTGAAACTGTTTGTGCAGCGGCCTGTGTAGCTGACACCAACATGAAACGAGGTATCGATTCCACGCGCCCCGGCC